CGTCGTTGCTCCCGAGAAGAAACGAGGCTTGGCAAACTGTGCAGTGGCAGGTGTCTTCGACAATCGCGTCGTCGAGGTCGTTCATTGTGTTTCTCCCCTGGAGTCTGTAAGATGATCATAAAGGGAACCGTGAATGGGGCGTCGAGATTCGCGAAATCTCAGCAGTTGTTCGACGGCCCAGGCGATGGCCTCTCGATCATTGGCGTGGATGGTGATGTTGTCGTCGGCAGTCATCAGTACGAGCCGCTTGAATTTCTCGTCGTCAGTTTGCATGTCTTTTCTCCCGGGCGAGTAGTGAAAAAGGATCACGGTAGGATCACAACCTACAGTCGGCGGAGCATTACCGCCCTCGCCCACTCTCCAAAATGCCGCGCCCGGCGTCTCAGCCAGGATGTTCCTGGCGCGGCACGCTCAAAGGCCAACAACGGGAGGCGGCCGGATTCCGCGAGGGCCGGCAACAACAAGTCCAATTGTACTTTGTCTGACGTGAGACTACAATGTCCATCATGAGCACGATCACCAAAGAATGGATCACGGTAGCCGAAGCAGCCGAGAAAATCGGGTGCGCACCAAGGACGGTCTTGCGTCTCGTCGAAGCGGAGAAAATCCGCAAGCACGAACTCAATCCGAGACTCTACCTCGTCCACGTCGATGACGTGGAAAACGAAGCAAAACGTACCGCTTCGACAGGCCGTCCTCGCGGCAGTTGAACCCATCGCCATATTTTTTCTGAAGCCCTATTGACTTTGTCCGACGTGCGACATATCTTTGGCACTGGAATGACTGACGTACGACAAACAAATTCGGCTGGTTCTTTTGCGCACCTCGGCGTGTGACGGAATCAGCCGGTTCCCCTCCGGCGACTCGCGTAGGTTTAGGAGTAAGGACGCGGGCGCCGGTGGGTTTTTGAAACCGGCACTCTGCCCGACGCTCGGGCGAAGCTGCCACGTCGAAATCGGAGATGGTGCGCATCGTGGGCGCCCGCGTGTTGAACACCAGGCGACAATCCAAACCTTGCGACCAGCGGTCTGACCAAACCAGGGTTCCCGTTGTGTATTTCGATTCCGTCGTAGTTCCTGGGTTCCGTACTGATCCGGTCATCAAGATCGGTGAGTCGGAAAATCACAACAAACGCCGCAATGATCTTTCCAAATCGAAATTCGGAATCGAGTTCAAGGTTGAGCACCTTTGCGTCGTGCGTGGGACTCGAAGTGATGAGCAACGACTCTTGAAGTATTTTGAGCGGCACAAACTGGAGAACGAAGAGGAAACATTCTCGCCAGTAGACGAGCTGGTTGACTACATTCGTTGGCTTCGCGATCAGTGGTTCGTGTGGGTGCCTGACGATGAACAATGTCTAAAGATCGATGAATTAGAGATAGTTGATTCGTCGCTTTGGATTCCGACACCCGAGCGTCGAAAGCCAAAACCGAGACAGATTGGACTTTTCAGTGAATTCGATGGCTTGTGCCTTCCGCCACGGGAGTTAACGGTCGACGACTTTTACACGCCACGACCGATTGTTAATGCTAGTCGGGAGGCGATGGGAGGAATCGATCTTGATCCGGCGTCCCACGCTTTGGCTAATCGTCTGATTCAAGCTAGTGGCTTCTACACCTCTAGCGACAACGGCCTAAATCACGAATGGAAAGGCCGTGTTTGGCTAAACCCACCCTTCAGCCAATGGCAACTCTGGGCACCGAAAATAATTGCTGAATGGGAGAGCGGTCGAGTACAGGCGATGTGTGTTCTCTGTGCGACACGCACGCTTACAGCTCAGTACTTGTCGTGCATTCACGAACATTGTTCCGCATTCTGCATATTGCGTGGGCGGATTGCTTTTTGGGGTGGCCTTTCAACCCCTTCCCCTGATGACGGTCACGCGATTTTCTACTTCGGTAAGGACACACACGCCTTTCTTCGCGCATTCGCAGAGATCGGTAATTGTTACGTGAGATTGGAGCCTGACCCATGTCCCCCTTCACCCTAACCCTACTCGGCTGGCTCGTGCTCGGAGTCGTCTTCGTCGTTGGGTGTGCGTACAAGCAGCGGCAATTGAAAAGGGAGTGCGACTGATGGCGCAAGGACGCGCCACACAGGAAGGCCCAGCGGAGGAGTCCGTTGGCGAAGGAGCCCCAGGTACGGGGAGCGCAGGAAGCACGTAGACGCGCGGGGCACGAGGCACCGCGCGTCTCATGGAGGGTCGGCGATGGACGCCAAGCGAACGATGCGCGTAGCGGGCATGACGGAGCGTGAATTGGAGGCGGCCCGGCGCGAGCGTGAGGAAGAACTGTGGCGTGAAGAGTTAATCCGCCGGGAGATTCGAGAGCGATCGCTGGACCTGATGAATCCAGTCCTTCTCGATAGGGTGGAGGAAAGAAATGGGAGACCAAGACGCAATGGCTGACGAACAGACGGAACCGATTGAAGTCGCGTGGACCAACCTAGCGACGCTGATCAAAGAGAAGGAAGCACTCAAGCTGTCATTTCCAGACTACCTTGAGCGACTTCGGCTAGAGGCAGACAACGCGGCGCGGAAACTTGAGATTGCCAAGCGGGCGGCCGGAATCTGCGAGGAGACGAAGCCCCGGCGGACTCGGAAAGACAAGGGCATTCCGCGGGCGAAGAAGAACGCAATATGACCCGACTCGATCAGACAAAGCGAAACGCTCGCGTGGCCTGGAAACTACAAGCCCCTGCTAGGTGCATGGGATGCAACAGTCGCTGGCAAGATGTCGGGCCCCTGGAGATCCACGAGATCGAACGCAGGAGCCATTCCCGGAATTGGGCACACCCATGCAACTATCTGCTGCTCTGCCAGGAGTGTCACGCGGGGAAGTTTGCGACGATGCCGCACGCGCAGCAGTTGGCCCACAAGTTGAAGTACGACCCACTGCATTTCGACCTTGACCACTGGCTGCGAATCCGTGACCCGGAGCTACGGGCGCCAAACCGAGTGACCATGGACGAGATCATGGAAGCGATAAGGACATTGAATCATGGAAGCACAACTCACGCAGCGTAGCGTCGAGTGGCGTCAGTTACGCCTTGGCTCTGTGACGGCTTCTCGATTCCACGACGTACTGACGCAGCCGAAATCCAAGGAGGACAGGGAATCCGGCGCATGGAGCGCGACAGCCCGGGCCTACATGCTTGAAAAACTCACTGAGTTCTTGACCGGGGTTCCGTGCGACAGGTTTCAGTCGCCACCGACTCGGTGGGGAACGGAATGGGAGAGCGAAGCCAGAGAGAAAGCGATCCCGGTCATCAAGGAACAGTTTGGACTAGACGTCCAGCTACCGGTCGGCGACATGGCGTTCATCCGGCACCCCAGGGAGGATTACATCGGGTGTAGCCCAGATGGAGTGCTCGGCCCCGATGCGCTACTGGAATTGAAGGCTCCCTGGAATCCCGTCAATCACCTGAGAACCGTGATGAGTGGCGAGATGCCGAAGGAACACCAGGCGCAGATCCAAGGTTCGCTGTGGATCATGGAGCGACAATGCTATGTGTTCTGCTCCTATGATCCGCGGCTCAACGGGTCTGGGATGTCGCCACTATTTTACAAGCTGATTCCCAGAGACGAGGAGTACATCGCCCTTTTGGCTCCGAAGGTCATCGCGTTCCGGGATTGGGTTCTGGCCGAATACGAACGTCTCACGGGAAAGGCACCATTCTGATGGCTGGCAAAATCTACAAGGCGATCACGGCGATCATGCGGCAAGTCGGGGCGATCGGCAAGGACGCGAAAAACGAGAGCCAGAAGTATCAGTACCGCTCGGCAGAAGCCGTGTACAACCGCGTGCAACCGCTCATGGCCACGCATGGAGTCTTCAGCGTCCCGAAGGTGCTGGAGGAAAGCCACGAGACGGGACAGAGCAAGGGCGGGGGGCCAATGCACTGGGCGCGTCTGCGGGTGCAGTACACGTTCTTTGCTGACGACGGTTCCAGCATCGAGGTCGTCGTGTCGGCAGAAGGGATGGACAGTGGCGACAAGGCCACGGCCAAGGCGATGACACAAGCCCACCGATACGCCATCTGTCAGTTGTTGAACATCCCGTACGCGGTCGTCGATCCCGAGTCTGGTTCACCAGAGTGGGCAACGGGGCTCAACAACAAGATCACGCTCAAGGATCTCAACGAACTCAAGAGCGCATGGCTTGCGGCGCATGGCAAGCCGGACCAGACGAAGGCCGACTTGGCAGCAGCATTCTCGGAGTGGGTGTCAGTGACTTGCGAGACAACCTTCGAGGTCGGTGATTGGCGGCAATGGACGAACGAGGAACTACAGAAGTGCCAAGAGGCATTGGAATGAATCCGCGGGGGCGAGCCAAAGGGCAAGCCCAAGCCCGTGAGTGGTGAGACTGCCCTTGGGCCCCCTGCGATTTAACTTGGAGGAAAAATTATGGAATCGACAGAACCAAAAACAACGTCTGAGGTGAAAGACAATGTTCGCGAACGAGGCCCTTTGAACTTTTGGCAGGTAACCAAAGTCCGTGAATACAACCTGCGGATGGCAGACAAGGAATGCCAACTCTCTTTGGAGGAGTCCAGGTATCTAGGACAGATCGCAGCTCTGGCTTTGGAAGAGATCAATACCCTTTCCGAATTGCTCGCTATAGCACGAGCAGACTTGCTGAAAGGCGAACGACATGGGAAATGAACTCGCCAATAGGAACGGCAAAGACCTATCGATGCAGGAACTGGCCGAGGAGATTAAACAGGCACACGCGATGGCTACGACTCATGGCCTGCAGACGATCGAGCACGCATTGCGAGTGGGCCAACTTCTCACTGAAGCGAAATCCCGCTGTGAGCATGGTAAGTGGATCGCGTGGCTCGATGGAAACTTTGAGTTCGATCAGCGCACGGCATCTACTTACATGCGGTGTTACCAGAATCGAGACAAACTGGCAGTCCTGTCAAATCGGAAGCGCGCTTCCGATTTGAGCATCCGTACTTCAGAACGCCTGCTTTCCTACGAAAAACCTGCAGTCAAAGCAACTCTGGACGAGATTCCAAAGTCGGTTCGTGAGTCTATCCTCGCCGGCAAGACGAAAGCCACCGACGCGCAAATAAAGGCCCTCGCAGGAGCCGATGAAGCCGCAGCATCCCAAGTGGCCCGAGACATCCGCACCGGCAAACAACCGGATCTCGGAAAAGCCATGCAAGCGGCCGGAATCAAGGCGCCAAAACGGAAACCAAAGTCCAGCGGAAAGCCGCTTCTCGCCGACCTCGGCAGGTGCCCTGTCTGTCTCAGCACCAAGTGGGATGAGGACGAGGATGGCATCGCATGCTCGAAATGCCACCAGCCGTACGGTGAGGCCGCTGGTGAGGTGGACGACAGCCGGGTGAGTATTCAGAGGTCGAAGACCGTGAAGACCGCGGAAGCCCTAATGCGGGCGTTCGACGACCTGAACCAACTGAAGCCGAAAGCCGAGCACAAGCCTGCGATTGCCGCTTGCAAGGGGCTGCTGATTCTTGCCAAGGGCTGGAAATGATATGGGACTTTGGGATTGGACATTCAGACCGAAGAAAGAAGACGACCCGAACGGAATATGGAGCAATGATCACACTACCAAGCCTCTATCCGCACCAAGAGGACCAGAAGAACCGCTGCCGCGCCGCGTTGGCGCAGCACGGGCGCGTGATCATGTCGGCTCCGCCAGGCGTCGGGAAGACTCGGATGGCCAAGTGGATTCTGGCCAGCAGTGCGAATCGCCAACCGACCGAGAGGCAGAGCGGGCACAGTCTATTCACCGTCCACCGCCGGGGCCTTGTTGACAACGCCATGCAGTCATTCGAGGAAGAACCCGCCCTGCCTCATGGGGTGATCATGGCCGGATGCGAGGCGAGTTACGGAAACCGAATTCAAGTGGCGTCTATCGATTCGCTGCTGAGTTGGTTCTGCGACGGGGGAACGTATCGCACGGATGTCACGTTCGACCTTGTCGTGGTCGACGAAGCGCACTCTCACCACTCGAAGTACGCCAAGTTTCTGAAACTCCACGACGCCAAGCGCGAATCGCTGAACCAGCACCCGGCCTACGTGATCGGCCTCACCGCGACTCCGCAGGCGAAGGGACTGGCCGACGTGTACAAGGAAATCGTGCCCGGGCCACCAACGCAATGGCTCATAGACCATAAGTACCTCGCGCCCTTCCGGTACTTCCGGGCCACTGAGGGGCACCTTGAGAAGCTGATTAAGCGCGGCGAGGAATTCACGGAGCAGTCAGTCTCCGACGCCATGGACGGATTGGCTGGAGACCTAGTCAGAGACTGGAAGCGATTTGCCGAGGGCCGGCCGACCGTCGGGTTCTTTCCGCGGCGGTCCCACGCAAAGGATGCGATGGTGCAACTGGAAGCGGCCGGCCTTCGGGTGTCCTACGTCGATGGCGAGACGCCAGACGACGAGCGTCGGCACATCTTCCGCATGCTGAATTGCCACCACATCGACTACCTGTGCAACGTCCAGGTCGTCGAGCGAGGCACGGACATTCCGCGAATCGGCTGCGTCCAGGTGTGCGTGGCAGTAGGCTCGATAGTCCGCTGGCGGCAGATGATCGGCCGGGGATCGCGTCGCCATCCTGACAAGACTGATTGCCTTGTGCTGGACCATGGCGGAAACCTGAAGCGTGGTCTGGGCTTTTTCGAGGACGATCCGCTCTGGAGCTTGGACGTGACGACGCGGGATCCGGGCGAAGTCGGCG